TGAACATAAGTCTCATAACCTCTTAGAATTGGATAATGGGCAGTTTTGTCTCTATCCAAACAACAGAATGAGGATTTACGACAACAGTATTACTCCAGAAACACCAAATGTGCCCGATTTTAAGGTTTCAACAGTGTATTATCAGGTTGAAAACGGTCATGATCGTGATGGATTGGGTTCAGAAGAGAATTATTTCTGGAAAACAGCAAAAGAAAGGAAAAAAACTGACGATAGAAAACCATTTGAACCAGAATTGGGATGAAACACGTAAAAAATGCTCATATGGGCACTCATTTACACGTTGAAGTGTATAATGTGCCCTTTGAAAAGTTAAATGATAAGGAAAAAATCGAACAAGTGTGCGTTGATGCCTGTAAAATTGAAGGATTACAGGTTTTAAACACATATTCTCATCAATTTGAACCTCAAGGGGTGACTTGTACCATAACTTTGGGAGAAAGTCACCTTTCTTGCCATACTTGGCCAGAAAAAAGTTGTGTTGCGTTCGATATTTTTACTTGTGGATCGAAAAATCCACGTTGTGTTGCCTTTTGGGTACTTGAATACTTTGATACTGATGATTATGTGATGAATGATTATGCAAGATAGGGTATAAATAAATCTAAAAGCATTAATAATGGCGATTCAACGCAAATCAAGAGCATTTAAGGATATCAGTTTGTCTTTTACACCACATCCAGTGACAAAAGACCTTCCTGTGCTTATAAATGAGCGAGCAATTGCAAGATCAGTGAGAAATTTAGTCGAAACTATACCATCTGAGAGATTTTTCAACTCACTTATAGGAACTGATGTGCGTGGATCTCTTTTTGAACTATTTTCTACTGAAACTGTGACGATTATTGAAGATCAAGTTCAGACCACAATCGCCAACTTTGAACCTAGAGTTGATAATGTGAGTGTTCAAGTTGATGCACAATATGATAGTAATGAACTAAATGTTACAGTGTTTTTTGATATTGTAGGACTTGAAGTTCCAACTCAGTCATTTACCTTTATATTAGAACCAACGAGATAATATGCCCTTTACACAGTTTACAAATCTAGACTTTGACCAAATCAAAGTACAAATCAAAGATTTTCTTCGTTCAAACTCAAATTTTTCTGATTTTGATTTTGAGGGTTCAAACTTCTCTGTTCTAATTGATACTCTAGCATATAATACATACATCAATGCATTTAATGCAAATTTAGTTGCAAATGAGTCATTTTTAGATTCTGCAACAATACGTGAAAACGTTGTTTCACTTGCAAGAAATATTGGTTATGTACCCCGTTCAAAAACCGCTGCAATCGCTCAAATTAAGATTGGTGATGTAAATCTAGGAACAACAAATAGCAGCACTCCACGCTTCTTAACACTTCGTTCAGGTCTTGTATGTGTTGGCAATTCTGAAAACACCACATATCGTTTTTCAATTCCAGACGAGATCACTTCAACAAGAGTTAGAGATATAAATGGGGTATCTTTTGCACAATTTGATGATACGATTGACATATATGAAGGAACTTTGCTTCAAAGAGTATTTTTAGTTGATACTTCAACAGATCAAAGATTTATAATTGATAGTCCAAATATTGATAGTTCAACATTAAGAGTTTATGTTAAAGGAACAAATGATGTTGGACTTGGAAGAAAATATTCAATGGTTGATAATATATTAAACATTAATAAAAACTCTGAAATTTATCTTGCACAAGAAGTTCAAGATGAAAAGTATGAAATATTATTTGGTGATGGATTATTTGGTAAAAAGTTAGAAAATAGTTCAATAATTACAGCAAGATATATTGTAACTGATGGAGAAACAGGAAATGGTCCTTCTAATTTTAGTTTTCAAGGATCATTTACAAAAAGTGATAATACATTGTTCACTCCCTCTGATAATATTACAATAACTACCATTTCAAACGCTTCTAATGGTGGTGAAGTTGAGGATGTATCCTCTATTAAGTATTTTGCCCCAAGACTTTACTCAGCACAATATAGAGCAGTCACACAAAGGGATTATGAAGCAATAATTCAAAATATTTTCCCTAAAACTGAGTCTGTTGCAGTGGTCGGTGGTGAGGAATTAGATCCACCAAAATTTGGACAAGTTCAGATAAGTATAAAACCAAAAAATGGAACTTATGTATCAGATTTTGATAAAACTCAAATAAAGAATAAATTAAAAAATTACGCTATTGCTGGTATAAATGCTGAGATAGTTGATCTTAAGATACTATATGTGGAATTAAATTCTACAATTTATTATAACCCTTCACAGGTTGCCTCATCATCTAATTTAAGAACTGCGATTATATCTTCCTTAAACAGCTATGCAAACAATGTGGAAATTAATAAATTTGGTGGAAGATTTAAATATAGTAAATTAAATACACTAATTGATCGTGTTGACAATGGTATCACATCAAATATTACAAAAGTTATTATCAGAAGAGACTTAAAGGCACTACTAAATCAATTTGCACAATATGAATTATGTTTTGGAAATCGTTTTTATATTAATCCCTCTGGTTTTAATATAAAAAGCACTGGATTTACAGTTTCTGGATCAAACGAAACCGCTTTTCTTACTGATGTTCCTAATAAAGATGCAGCTGGAAATCTTGATGGATCAATGAAGGGGACATTAAGTGTTGTTTTCAAAAATCAAAGGGATAAACAACAAGTTTTAATTAAAGATGCAGGTATCGTTGATTATAAAAAAGGAGAAATAATTTTAAATACAATTAATATAACATCAACAGCAACTCAAAATAATATTATTGAAGTTCAAGCATTTCCTGAGTCAAATGATGTTGTTGGATTGAAAGATTTATATTTGGATTTTGATGTTTCAAAAAGCACAATAAATATGTTTAAGGATGTAATCGCTTCAGGTGAAGATGTTTCTGGTATTGTATTTACAAGAGATTATTATACCTCTAGTTACTCGAATGGAGATTTAGAGAGGAAATAATTTATGTCACAAATTGACAAAAGAATAAAAGTCAATACGATTATTGAAAATCAGTTGCCAGAGTTTATATTGGCAGATTTTCCTAACGCAGTAGAATTTTTTAAACAATATTATATTTCGCAGGAATTCCAAGGAGGACCTAGTGATCTTATAACAAATTTTGACCAATACTTAAAATCTGATAATTTAGTTCCTGAAGTTGTTACTGGATCTACAAATTTATCTTCAGATATTTCAGAAACTGATACTACAATATCTGTTACAAGCACAAAAGGATTTCCATCTGAATATGGATTACTTAAAATAGATGATGAAATAATATCTTATACTGGTATCACATCAACTTCATTCACTGGATGTATTCGTGGTTTTAGTGGTATCTCTGGATATAATGTTGGTATATCCTCCTCACTTCTTGAGATAAATCGTGAGAGTCTTGTTTTTGAAGATACTACTGCAGCAAATCATAGTTCTGAGAGTACTATTACTAATCTTTCAGTCCTATTTTTACAGGAATTTTATAAAAAACTTAAAAAAACATTTTTACCAGGTTTAGAAAATACTGATTTTGATAGTGATTTAGATGTTGGTAATTTTGTCAAATTTGCTCGTTCATTTTATCAATCAAAAGGTATTGAAGAATCTGTTAGAATATTATTTAAAGTATTATATGGTGTTGAGTCAACAATACTTGATTTAGAGGGAAATTTAATCAAACCATCAGGTGCAGAATTTATTCGTAGAGAAGTAATTGTTGCAGATTTGATTTCGACTACAGGAGACCCACAAAACTTAGTTGGACAAACTATTTTTAAATCAACAGATACATCAACAAATGCTTCAGTGTCAGAAGTTGAAATTTTAAAAAGAGATCAAAAAATTTATTATAAAATTTCATTATTTGTTGGATTTAATGATCGTGATCTAATTGAAGGTGTATTTACAGTGCCTGGTAAAACAAAAGTTTTAAATGATGTTGCAATTAATAGTGATGTAATATCAGTTGATTCAACAGTTGGATTTGGAGCAACAGGAACCATAATTAGTGGACAAAACAGTATTGATTATACTTCTAAAACAGTTAATCAATTTTTTGGATGTACAGGTGTAGGAGTTAAAATAAACACTGCTGATGATATAAGATCAAATGAAACTATTTTTGGATATGAAAATGGAGATTTATCTAAGAGAATTGATCTTAGAATTACTGGAGTTTTATCTGAATTAGTTACTATATCAGATGTTAGTCTCGTAAATGAAGGGGAAAATATATTTGTAAAAAATATTGGAGAGAAAATTAAAAATGAAAATTCATCATATAAAGAAATTTTTGCTAATTCTTGGAAATATAATACTTCATCAAGATTTCAAGTAGACATCGTTGGGACAACTTATACATTAAGAACACCCGTTGACAAATCCAATTTAAAAGTAGGTGATACGTTCCATATATTAAAAAGATCTCAGCAAGTTATTGAAGGAACGGGAACTGTAAGTGATGTAGATAATAACTTAAATCAAATAACAGTAGATAATGTCGTTGGTTTCACCACATTAACCAATCAATTATATGACATCAGAAGAGTAATAGAAACTGCAACAAGTAGTGGAGTTGAAATAGAGCAGGGAAATGATGTATTGATATCAGATGTTTTAAATGTTTACAGCGATGGAGATACTGATGGGTATGTTGCATCTAACTCTCTTCCTAATTATGATATTACAACTGATATTTTAAAAGAAACAACTAGTGGTATTAGTTTAGATGGTAAAAATATACTAACAGGTGATTTTAACTTTATTCAATTCTCACCTCCATCTAATCAAAATATTAAATTTATACAAGGAGATGCTATTGTCTATAGTCCTAAAACAAATATTATTGCAGGTTTAGAGTCTGGAAGAACATACTATGTTGATCCTATAATTCCTGCTGTAGGAGCAAATATATCGAAAATTGCATTATATCAGTCACGCAGTCAAATTGGCACAGCAAGCACTGTTCAACTAGGTGAAACAAAAAGCATTAAGGTTGTAACGGGTGTATCAACTGTAGTTGGTGTATCAACAGTAACTCTGAATAACCTTGATAATGTGGTTGTAAATGATCTGATAATAGGCACTGGCATACCATCTAATTCAACAATTACAGACTTTGATACTAATACTGGATTGGTTACATTTACTGGAACAACTTCTTCTGTCATTTCAATCGGATCTCAAATTACTATTAAACATGCGACTGAGGATCAATCTTTTATTTTTAAAACTCATGAGAACAGAAAACTACAATCAGATAAAATTTTAAGAAGAATACCATTATCACAAAATTTATCAATATCTTCTAAACATGAACCTCCTATAAACGATATTGGAATATTAAGAGATGGTGTGCAAATAAGATCTGCAATATCTGACGATGTAATATATTATGGAATTTTGGAGTCAGTTGATGTTTTAAATGGAGGAAGAGATTATGATGTTATAAATCCACCTTCAATAAGTGTAGAAAACTCTTCAGGAACGACTGCTCTTGTTCAACCAGTGGTTAGTGGTAGTGTTGAGGAAATTATAGTTGATCCACAAAAATTTGATATCGAATCTGTAAAAAGTATTTCTGTAACAGGAGGAAATGGATCTGGATGTATTTTACAACCTGTTGTTGGTATAAGAAACAGATTTGTTGAATTTGATAGTAGAGACATATTTTTCAATGGTGGTATTGATATTGATAATGAAACAATTACTTTTAAAGATGAACATAATTTAGAAAATGGACAATTAGTTTATTACGGTAGTAATGAAAATCCTCCCATAGGTATTGGTGCTCCATATGATGCAAGTAATACCATCACAGGAACTTTATCTGATGGTGATCCATACTATGTAAGGGTTGTAAATCCAACTACAGTTAGAATATTTTACTCAAAAGAGGATGCTCTAGCAGGTATTGCTGGTATTAATACTGTTGGATTATCCACAGATACAGGTGCAAGTGGAATTCATCGTTTCAGAACAGAAAATAGAACAACTTTAATTTCCGTAAAAGTATTAGAGAAAGGTTCTGGATACACAAATCGTAAATTAATAGTCGATCCAACAGGCATTTCTACATCATATAATACAATTAATTTTACAAATCATGGTTTTGAAACTGAAGATATCGTTGAATATAATTTTAAATCTGGTGGTTCAATAATATCAGGATTGAGTACATCTAATCAGTATCGTGTCGTTAAGGTTGATAATAATTCATTTAAACTAACATCAAGTTTATCAGATTTTGAAAGAAAAAAATACGTTAATATTTCATCTTCAGGAGTCGGTTTACAGGAATTTTTCTATCCTGAAATTAAAGTAAATATTGAAGTATCATATGGATCAACAGTTACTGGATCATTTAATCTTACTCCTGTTGTAAAGGGTGAATTGATTGACGCTTATGTATACAACAAGGGATCGAATTATGGATCTACAATTTTAAATCATCAAATAAAACCTGATGTAAACATCGTTACTGGAAAGAACGGTGAAATAAAACCGATTATTGTAAATGGAAGAATAAGTGATGTAGCAGTTGTAGGTAGAGGTGAAGGATATTTTTCTGTCCCTGATTTAGAAATTAAAGATGCTGGAACAGGATCAGGAGCGATTGTAAGAGCGATAGTAGAAAATGGAGAAATTATTGATGCAGTTGTAGTTAATTCTGGTTTAGGTTACAATCCAGCAACCACAGAAATCAAGATAGTTAATAGAGGATCAAATGGTATTCTAGAAGCTAGAATTAGACAACTAAAATTAAATAGAGCAGAAAGATTTGGTGATTTTAACCTTACATCAAGAAAAAATTCATTCGGATTTAGTGTTCTTGGATATTCACAAGAAATTGCTAAAACGTTAGAAAATAGTTTCACAATTAAAACAAACGGTGATTTTAATGAAATAACTAGTCATTCACCAATAATTGGTTGGGCATATGATGGAAACCCAATATATGGTCCGTTTGGATATTCTGATCCAGATAATATAAATTCTGATTTAAAAATATTATCTCCCTCATATAAACTAGATATTTCAAAAGTTGAAAATAGACCAGCAGGTTTTAAAGGTGGATTTTTCGTAAATGATTTCATTTATGATGGATCAGGTGACTTAGATATACACAATGGTAGATTTTGTAAAACACCTGAGTTTCCAAATGGAATTTATGCATATTTTGCTTCTGTAGGAATATCAACAGCTACTGGAAAATTAGTAGGTAAATATCCATACTTTATAGGAAAATCATATAGATCTCCATTAATAAACGATAATTTAATTTTAAATCATAGTTTTGATTTTAACAATTCTAATTTACTAAGAAATACATTACCATATCTTGTTGATGAGGAGTTTGGTGATAATGATTTTATTATAGAATCTAATGAGACAATTAGACAAATTTCAAAAATTGAATCCGTAACAAAAGGTAATATAAATGATTTAACTGTATTAGATGGTGGAGAGGGATATAAAGTTGGCGATTTAACAGTTTTTGATAATACAGATACTAATGGATCTGGATTTAGTGCTAAAGTAGATGAAATTGTTGGTATAGGTGTCTCTAGAATAGATACAACTTTACAAAAATTTGAAAATGCAGTATTTACTTGGAAGGATAGTAACAATGTTACTGCAAATTTACTACCATTCTTTGAATTAAATAATCAAACTTCAATATCAGTTTCTGGACTAAACACTAGTATTGTCAATCTAACGGGGTCATTTAGAGTTGGAGTTTCTACTGATACTATAGGTTTAGCAAAAACTATGGCAGTTGGAAATGTAAACGGAGTAATTGAAGATATTTACGTCTCTGATATTCCCAATACAGTTTCAGTTGGTGGATCATTAAGAGTTGGATCTGAGGTTGTAAGAGTATTAAATTTATATAATCAACGAAAAGTAATAAGAATACAGAGGAATGAAGGAGGAGGAGTTGGTATTGCTCATACTTTAGGATCAACAATCGATGTATTGAATAATAAAATTAATATTCCTGTAAAAACTAAGAAATTTGAGTCTAAGACAAATGATATAGTATATTTTAATGGTCCTCAATCAGTAGGTGTTGGTACAACACCTGGTGGTGCAACTAGTGTAAAATATATTGTTGGAGAAGTAGTACAAGATTTATCAATACCTACTAGAACAATACATATACCAAATCATCCATTTGAAACTGGTCAAAAGGTTACTTTATTCAAAAATAATGGTGCAAATAGATTTGACGTTGGTAGGACACCTAATGTCGCTGAATTTAAAGTTCCTCACGTTGGACAAAATTCGCTTGATGTTTATATTATAAACAAAGGTGAAGATTATGTTGGAATACTTACTACAAAAGTTGGAATTGGAAGCACAAGTGAGGGTCTATTCTTCTACTCAAAAGGTTCAACCACTGGTATTGCATCTGGTTTGTATTATTTCTCATCTAATTACGAACAAGTGATTGGAGACATTGATAAAGTAACAACAACTGTTTTAACTAATGTATCTGCTGCAAATACAACTACTCATAATTTGCAAGAAGGTGATATAATTAAAATGAACGTTATCCCTAAAACATCTGTTGGTATTGGGACAACAACACCAATTTCTGTAAATTATAATTCTCAGTATGAAAAATTATTAATTAATCCAATCACATTTTCAGCATCAGATGTAGAAACAAATAGAATTGATGTAAGTAATCATGGTCTTAAAACTGGAGATAAAATATTTTACGATGGAGGAGCCACTGGATTATCAACTGGTGATTATTATGTAAACAAAATCAGTGACAGATATTTTCAACTTGCAGAAACAAAAATTGATTTAGATATAACTCCTGTAAATGTTGTCTCCATCACAGCAAACACAGGTGGTGCAAATCAATCCATATCTCTAATAAATCCTCGAATTGACGTTGTTAAAAATTCTAAATTAACTTTTGGATTATCAAACACAACTTTATCTAATTTTGATTTTAAATTATTTTATGATAAAGAGTTAACAAATGAATTTTTAAGTTCACAAGACTCCTCAACATTTAATGTTATTGGAGTTGGAACTATTGGTATAGGAACTAATAATACTGATCCTATTGGTGCTCAACTTTCTATTCAATATTCAAAAAATACTCCTGATAGATTATATTATGGATTATCAAAAGGTGGATTTATTAGCACGTCTGATACTGGAGTTAATGATTATGCGGAGATCAGATTTGTAGATAGTGTTTATAATGATGAATATAAAATTTTTGATGTTACGAATGAAACATTTAAAATATCACCTTTAGTTCCAGAATTTACAACTTATTTGGACACTGACTGTGAAAAATTAGAATATACCACAAGATCAAAAAATGTTCAAGGTGCAATCAAAGATTTTAAAATAATTTCACCAGGTTTCAATTATAAAAAACTTCCTAAATTTAAATCAATCACCAGTTCTAATGGAAAGAATGCTAATATAATTGCAGTTTCAAATTCAATAGGAAGAATAAATGATGTTAGAATTGTTGATATTGGATATGAATATTCTTCTGATAAAACTTTAAGTCCAGAAGCATTTATATCACCAGTTGTAAATATTGATAATCTTGATATTATTGAGAATGTTAACATTGTAAGTGGTGGTTCTAATTACATAAATGCTCCTAATTTACTTGTTTTTAATCCTGTTAGAAATGTGGTTGTTGATAATTCCTCATTACAACCAATTGCACCTAATCAAACAATATCGGATGTTAAAGTAATTGCACCTATATCGGGATTAGATTCACTAAATCATAAAATTGTTGCAATTAATAATTCAAATGGTATTGGTATAAATTCAATACAATCAAGTTCATCTGGATTGGTAACTTGTTTCTTAGAAACACCTATGAATGGATTTGTTGATCCACAACCATTTGCAATAGGAGATGAGATATTTATTGAAGGTATACAGAGAATTGGAGAGATAGGTGTTGGTGCAACTCAAGGGGGTATATCAACAAATACTACTGTAGAAGGTGATGGATTTAATTCAGAAAATTATAATTATAATTTCTTTGAAGTTACCGATTATATTGCAGGAACACAAGCAATACTTAAATTTAATTTAGCAGGTTTAACAACTAATCCAGGTATTGCTAAAACATTTCAATCAGGTTATGCTTCAATTATTAATAAATTAAATTATCCTGTAATTGAACCTATACAAACAAGGGGTAAATTTGAATTAAATGAAACATTAATTGTAAATTCAATAAAAACAGATTTATTAGTTGTTGAAATTAGAGATGATTATATAAAAATTGATGGTAAATT